ATGAGTGCAACCACGTCACACAGTTTCGCTCACGCGGAAACGTCAGGCGGCGCGGCTCCTTGTGAGCCGCAAAGCCACTTCACATGGCGTTGCGCCGCGTCCGGCAACGAATACCAAATCTACGAGCAAGGCGACCAAGCGCGCTTTGTCGCGGAGTTCGTCGGCGGCGTGATTTTTATCGCGCCGTGTCAGGTGTTCTACTGCGATAAAGGCCGCGAACCCGCGCTGATGGCGATTTACACGCCAGAGAGCTTGGAGCCTATCGGCGTCATGGTGGAAAGCGTCTTGATGTTTGAGATGTTGGGGGCGTTTCGGCAAGTCGGCGTTCTGGTCGTGGAGGATAGCGAGCTATGAGCATGCGCTTTGAGCTGACAGTAAAAGATTTGGAAGAAATCGCGTGTTGTATCGTCGATTGTGGAATGGACCGCGACGAGGCCAGCGATTACGCGATACAGGCAGCCAGTGAGGCGACGGCCGCGCGCAGGAATAGAACTATTGAGCAATTGACAAATGATTGCCGAAATTTAATCGCTGAGATGCTTGAATCCGGTTTTAAGGTGTTGAATGCAGAGATTTTAATATCGACGGCGCTCGGGGCGGAGTTTTGCAAAGAGGTGGAGCACGTCGAGGCCAATTTGATGAACAGGGTTTTTGATGAAAACGGGGATTTTTCTCTGGTTGAAAAGGCAGCAGTAAGGAAGTCATGCTAGACCAAAACGCCGTCCTATTCGCCACGGCGGGGATCGTCAAAAGTGACCCCGCCAAGATGCGAAAAAATATCTTAAATCCGCAACTAGCCGAAGGCTCCACGCCAGCGGCTTTTTTTGTATCCAAAAATCATGAGTTACACCGTCACCAGTATTATCACCGCCAAAATTTTGCACTCAGTGACAACGAGCGCGAAACCGCCCGCGCAGCGGCGGCACGAAGTGCCGGAGAGCATAGGCTAGTCAAAGGGTGCGAAAGTCCGACAGGACAGAGCAATAAGAAAAAAGCGATTTTGCACAAATCGCGCATGCTAAAAAAATCGATTGACCGTGAAACGGGAAAAAACCTTGTGGATCCGGTTCACGCGGAAAAGTGGAGCGACGGCAGCGCCAGCGCACCGGAGAAAAACCGCCGCTTTGTGGTCTCGCATCAAGAGTGGTCAGGCAAATGGCGCGCCGGAATCCATGTGCAGCCACGGCCAACGGACGCGCCAGACGCGCAAACCGGCGCGCGCTTTACTGAAAACCTGACCGCTAACGCGGTAAGAAAAATTTTTGAAGCGGCGGCATATGTGGCGACGTGTCACGGTGGTTTTACCACGTTTTTAACGCTCACTTTTGACGAGCAAACGCGCCAACGGCTTTTTTGCGCCGATGACGCAGAGCCAGAAACGACCATCGGCCGCGAAGTGTCGCGCTTTTTGGATGGTGCCAAAAAAATGTATCAACGCGGCTGGACGTCAACCTACCAGACCGCGCGCGACGCGGAAAGCGGCCGCCTTTACTGTCCGATTGACAGCCAGCCAACCAAAATCGACGGCGCAGGCCGTGACGCCGATTTTCACTATATGTGGGTCGCGGAGTGTCCAGCGAACGAAGACGGCGAGCCTAACCCGCATGTGCATCTTTTAATGCGCTGGGACGTCGAAAAGCCGTTTTTCTCTAACTGGGCGGCGCGTTTAGAAGGGATTTGGGGCCATGGATTCGCCAAGCTAGAGCGCATCCGTCAGCCAATGGCCGCCGGAACCTACATCATTAAAGCGGTAGGCTATGCGGCGAAAGGTGCCAACGCAGAGCAAGGGTTGATACGCGGCAACCGCTATAACATCGCGCGCGCCAGCCGCGCCCCTGCCTTTGAAGTGGTCGCCAGCTTTGAGGCCGAAAGAATGGGCGCAGTTATCGCCGGATTGCGCGATCAGTTGGAAGCCTGGAAAGCGCCCAGGTTAAAAGCACGTTCCAAGCTCAAAAAGCAGGTGGCGGCCAGTGCTCGGGCGTATTCGATTGTGAAAAAGTCCAAAAAACTCACGCAAGCGCAAATCGATACACGGCTAGAAAAATTAAAAGCGCGGCTAAAACAAGCAGATAGCCAGATAGACGCTATCAACGCCGAAATCAAAGCGCGCGGCGTGACTGTTTCGCGTGACCATCCGTTAGTACACTTTGACGGCGCGCACGCTGAGTTGAATCTCAATAGCTTTTTAGTCTATGCCGCCGGTGCGAAAGGCTGGAGCATGGCCGAAACGCGATTAGACAAAGACAGCGGCGCGCACTATTGCGCGCTCGACTGGCAGCCAATACGCCAGCAAGCGGCACAAGAGCTAGGCAGCAAAGACGCCGCGCGGCGCTTTGCTGAGAGTGTCGAACAACTAAAAACAACAGAGAGCAGTTATGGATAACCAACGTCAGTTAATCAACGAGCTAGAAAAAGAAACGCAAACGCTAAGCACCGCGCCGATGATCGGCGTAAAAGTCGCGGCACCGCTGCGGCTGTTAATCGTGTGGATGCGCGGCGTTGTGAGTGAGTTGAAACACATCAAAGAACGGTTGGACGAATTGGAGGCGCGCCAATGACACTACCCAAACGCAAAACCAAAAACGAAGCCATAGGCGTTAAACGCTGCGGCTGTGGTGACGTGATGACCATTCACCGCGCGGCCGGAACCCGCGCGGGGACGCTTTATAGCATTTGCGATAAATGCGGCGTTGACCAGCGCAACGGCGACGCGCCGCAGGCGTTTTTTGCCGATCACGTTGACAGCCTCGAAGCCTTGGCGGCCAGCGAGGCCGCGCCAGCATTAGGCCAAGAGACCGAAACAGGGGGCGAAACAGGGGCGGAAATCATGGCGGTAGAGGCCGCCAACGATGACGAAATGATGGCGACTGAGGCCGAAACCGAGGGCAAGACGGGGGCGGCACCGTTCGCCCTTGTGGCCGCTATCGTGGGCGGCCTTGTTGGCCTATTGGCCTTGGCCGCCAAACTCAAAGAAACACCACAAACATAAAAAATAATAGGGCTAGGTATGGAAAACACAGAGCAAGAAAGCGCGCAGCATGACGCGCTATTAGAAGAACTCGCGGCCTATGACGCCGCCAACGATCCAAACATTAAGGCCGAAACCGAGCAGGCAGAGCAGGCCGAGCAGGCCGAAGCCGAGGCCGAACAGGCCGCCGCCGAAATGGCCCCAATGTCGGCCATGTTTGCATTGATGGGGATTGAGCAGGCGATCAAAGCGTTTGTGCATCCGCGCTTTGAAATCAGCGACGAGCGCCGCGAACAAGTCGCGCGCGATTGTGCGCCAGCACTCATTAAGTACGGCGCAATCTTGCCGCAATGGCTGGCCGAATACGAGGCCGAAATCATGGCGGTTAAAGCCGTTGGCGGTCTAACCATTGAATCAGTCGGCCAGGTGAAACGCCTACAGGCCGAAGATAACGCCGCGCTGGCCGCGATGCAGGCCGATGAAGCGGCCAACGATGACGACGAGACCGACGACGAGACCAAGGAGGACGCGGCATAATGCAACCCATCAACGCGAACAACGCGCTAAGAAACGGCCATATCTGGATCGCTGGCATGTCGGAGAGCGGAAAAACCAGCTATGCGAAAAAGCATACGCTCGAAAAAACCGATCACGTCCTGATTTTTGACCCGTTCGGCGATTACGAGGGCAAGCTAGCAGGCTTGAGCGTGCGCACGTTTGATAAGCTCGCCGATGTGTACCAAGCGGCCAACGCGGCGCGCGCGAAACAATCCGGCTTTCGTATCGCATGGCACCCCAAACGCGCCACCAAACCCGCCGATTTTGACAAGTTTTGCCAGCTCGCGTGGGCGCTTGGCGACGGCAACAAACAGCCGTTAAAAGTGCTACTCGAAGAAGTCGCGGAGCATTCCGAGACCGCAGGCAAGGCCAGCGGCTACCACGGCCAGATATTGCGCGTGGGGCGAAAATTTAACATTCACACGATCAATTTGTTTCAGCGCGGCCAAGAAGTATCAAAAACCATTTTAGATAACTGCCGCCGCTGCGCGGTGCTGATGCAAAAAACCGAGGACTCGGCGCGCTACATCCAGCAAAAAACCGGCATTCCCGCCGAAGAAATCGCGACACTTGCCCAGCTCGAATACATCGAGCAGGACGGCAAGGACTGGACGCGCGGAAAAATCCGCTTCTAAAACGTGATGAAAGTCACAAAGTAGAAAGGGCGAGGGCTATAGGCTCCCGCCCTTTTTTTTGCTTGAAAGTATGGCGGCGCGGGGTGTTGCAATAGTGGCTCGTTAATCACTGCTTTTTTTTAGACAAAGGGCGAAACCATGAAAAAAACCACTATGACCACTATCACGATTGCAGCGGTTGTCGCTGCGGTTGTCGTTTGGGCATCCAATAACGTTGATGCAGTTGAAGACGCGATCGGGTAAGGAGCGCAAAGCATGTTTTACAATCCACGACCAAAAGAGCTAGATCCGGTTGAGGGCGTTTATTGGGGACGCCAAGCGCATTTGCGCTTGGTAACGGGCCCAACGTATCAGCAAATTGAGCTGGTGACGAATATCAAAGACCCCGCCGATATTGACTATGTACGGCTCACGCTTAACGGCTCGCCCGTTGTTGATGTGACAGGTCAAGACTTGGTAGACATCCAAGAGCATCGCGGCAACTACGTCGAAGATGGACGCTATACCATCCCATTTGCTGATCTGACCATGAAGACGAAACAGGGCATGCGTCATGGCGAATTGGTCACGCTGCCTGGCGAGTTATGGATGCTGTATATCCAACTCAAAAACAAAGACGGCAACGCCGCGCCGCCGATGATTGAAGCGCGCGCGCACACCACCGCCGCCCAGGCAGAGCGTTATTTTCTGCCCGAGCTGAAAACGTTCACCTGGAACGGGTCGAAAGTTGGCCGACAGATGTTCGATTACCCCGAGCGCAGCCCCTTTAACTCGATTAAGCGCATGCACTTTCAAACCGATGATATTGCGCGCGTTCGTGTCGTGCGTGATGACGTCGAAGAAATCAACGTGACGCGCGAAGATAACGGATTCGACTTGCGTGTGATGGGCCTTGAGCAAAACAGCGGTTATTTCTCGCTGGACTTTGTGCGACACGGGTTTGGCTCAGAAGGCAAGCTCAATACAGCAGCACAGCGCCAACTCGGCTTTGAGCTGGATTTAGAAGAAATCGGCCCGATTAACGTGTTGGTGGAAGGCATCAAGCAGGTCAAGCCATTACCAAACCGAAATTAAGGGGGGATGAATGGCGATCTCGAAAAAAAACACCAATGATGCAGACGTGAAAGGCGATGTGAGCTGGCTGGACGGGATTTTAGAAACGACGGGCGAACTGGTTGGCGGCATATATGAAGATGCTGCCGATATTGGCAAAGAAGCCGCCGGAAGCTGGTTTGATAACCAAAAAGCGGCGGCCCAATCGGCCAATCCGGAAAATAACCGCGTACCAGAGCCAGCACAAACACCCAACGGCCAGCCGCTCAAGCAAGGTTTTAGCATGTCGAATCCGTACGTGATCGGCGGCGGGTTTGGCTTGCTGGTGCTAATCATCCTCGTTCTGTTGGTAAAGGAGTAATAGCGATGCCGTTTGCAATTCCGTTGGGTTACGCGGCCGTGGCCGCCACGGCGGGCGGTTTGGGGCTGTGGTTTGGCTCTGAACTGTCCAAAAAGCTTTGGCTTTTCTTGCTGTTGGCCGCGCTTTACTACCTGTACCAGAAAAAATAAGGGGGCGCTATGGATCCAGCAACGATGGGCGCGCTCGCCAAGGGCGCGAAAGGGAATAGCCTTGACTGGGGCGCGGGGCCGTCGAGTGCCTACGGCCAGACCAGCAACACGCAGAACGCCGGAAATATCCATTTAGGTAACGTGCTGTTTCCGGCGTGGTTCCTGATTGCCTTGATTGCTTTGGGCGGGTGGTACGCATGGAAACACATCTAACCTTCATCACACCCAACACACCAGAGGCCAGCGCCGCCGCCGTGCAGTTGCGGCGCGCCTACTCGCACCTTGAAAACGGTCAAAAGCACTTTGCCGATATTTGCAAAATGATCTCAAGCGGCGCGGCGGGGGTGTATCTCGCGCACGACGACAAAACCGCGCTTTATATCGTCGGGGAGACCGTCGGCAACGATTACCACTTGCTAGCCGTTGGCGGTCGCGGCCTACGCCGTGGCATTAATGCGCTAATTGCACAAGCCAAAAAAGCCGGATTTGAGGCGATTGTGTGGGAGACGGCAAAGCGCGGCGTGCGGCGGCTGCAAGCCGTGTTTGAAGGTGTGACGGTGTCACAAATAGAGCAGGGCGAGGGCTTGCCGCCACTCACTTTGCATAAATTGGAGCTTTAAACATGGGCGGTTCATCAAGTAGCAGTGCAGCAAAAAACTATAACACCAATGTCAGCGGCCAGAATGCCATACAAGGCGATAACCTGGGCGTGGCGATTTCCGGCGTCAATGGCTCGACCATTAACGCCACGGTCACGGATCACAATGCGGTTAATCGCTCGTTTGATTTAGCTGACAACTCAATGAGTAAATCGTTTGAGTTTGCCGAGGAATCATTAAACGCAGTAACCGAGGCACAGCAAGACGCGATGCAAGCGCAAGCCGTGCAAAGCTCGGAATCAATGCAAATGCTGCAAGGTCTAGCAGGCAATCAAGCCGAGCAAAACGCAAAAAGCATTAAGGCGCTAAAAGAGCTAGCACAGAAAAAACGCGATCAAGAAAGCGGCGGCAACGAGTCAGCGCAACAAACGTTCGTTTGGATCGTCGCGTTGTCAGTAGTCGGGATGTCGGCGGTAACATTTATGGCCGTTCGGAGTATCAACAATGTTTGAGAAATTTGTACAAGCGCGCGAAACCTTTGATTTTCCAGTGTCCGGCACGTTTTTATACATCATGGAAGCGCCAGCGTCGGGGCTGTTGGTAAAAGCAGGCGATACCGTGCAAACGCTTTACGCGCGCGACCAAATCAGCAATTTAAACTTACGCGGCTCAGTAACCGTGCAAAACCTTGGCGATGCGGGCTGGGTGCGTGTGCGTTACGGCTTTGGCCAGTTTGAGCCCTCGCCGGAAAATATGGGCGTTAAAGTGCGCGAAATGCCACCTGTAGCAGTGGAAAGCCTGCCAGGGGTGGCAGTTAAAAGCCTGCCAGCGGTGGCAGTTAAAAGCCTGCCAGGGGTGGCAGTTGAAAGCCTCCCCGCAGTAAGTGTCGAAGACTTGCCACCGGTCAAGGTGAGCGAATTGCCGCGCGTAAAAATTGAAAACGGACAAGCCGTGGCCGTGTATGCCAAAAACCCGCTAAACGTGCGACCCGTGAAGCCAAGCCACTGGCAAACGCAAACGCTCACGCTCGACGAGAGCGGACGCGCAGAGTTGGACGCCAACGCCGCGCGCTTGTCGATGACCATCACGACAGCGGCAGCGGTGACGGCATACCCGAGCGCCGACGATGCCAGCGCAAAAACGAACGGCCTACCGATTAACCAAGAATTTGAAACCACCGTGACAGGCGGCCTTGTGTTTGTCGGTGACGCGGAAACAGAAATCACAATCACGGAATTTTGCCAATGAATAAAAAATCGTTACCTGAAGGAATGCCGGAAGGCTCAAACCGTAACAAGATAGAATGGATCGCGCGCAACCTAACGCCGCCGCGCTTTAAGCAGCTTTATCCGGTAACCAATCCAAAGACGAACGCATTCAGCATTGTGGATGCGATGGGCGCGAAGTATGAGCAATTGATAAGAAAAGATAATTTTTATCCAGCCAATAAGTTTTTAGGGTTTGGCGATTGGAGCGCAAAAGACGTCGAAGACTATGTAAAAAGTGTTAAGAACCCGATGGAGGAAGCAATAGATAATATATCTACAAAATACCGCTTGTTAATGAATTATGATTTTTCGTTTGGGTTCGAATTTCATAAAGACGACGACATAGGAGCAATGAAAAAAGAGCTGGAAAGTCTTTATGTGATTTTACGTCTAAAAGGCAAGGATGAGTCGAGCACCGAAATTTTATCAGTGTTGCCGTGCAAAGGGTTTTTAAATCAATCTAGCAGTTATTCGGATTATTTGCGATTGAGTGGCGCGGGGTCGGCGTTAATCAACTTTGATTTAGAAAATGTAATTGAATTGCCGTCAGGTCAAGAGTCAGAGCCAATCTGGAAGCCGCTAGAAATGCTAATCACACCAGTGGCGGAGCTAAGCGACGAGCAGGCGGAAAAGTTCGAGGGCAAATATATAATAAGTGGCCTGAATATAAAGTACCCGCGCCGCCATTTTGATGTTGTGCTATCTGGACCGGAGCAAAATTTAGAATTACCGACATATGCACTACCAAGTTAAAATCACGCTGACAATTGCCGCGTTCGCCGCTGTATTGATGCTGGCGCGGCTTAACAAAGGAAAAAACCCAATGACGGTATTAAGTGACAAAGAGCGCGGCATTCGCAATAAAAATCCGCTCAATATCGAATACTCCAAACATAACGATTGGCACGGACAAATAGGCCATGACGGCCGTTTTGCCATTTTTTCCAGTCCCGTTTACGGCTTTCGCGCAGCGGCGCGGATTATCGCCAATTACCGCGAAAAATACGGCCTCGACACCTTGGCAGGCGTGATCGGCCGCTGGGCACCCAAAAGCGAAAATAACACCGCTGCCTATATCGGCTATGTAGCAGATAAAACCGGTTTAACGCCGAACAGCGTGATTGATGAAAGTAATTTGGTGTCAGTGCTCGCGGCAATGGTCGCGTTTGAAAACGGCGCGGAGTATGCCAGCTACTACGACACAGACACGATAGCCAAAGGGGTACAGCTAGCATGAAAAGCAAAGAGCTAACCGCGCGCGTGGCGGTCGGTATTATCACGATGGTGGCGGGAACCATCATCATTAAACAACTCAAAGCAAACGGGGTGATCTAGTGATTGCGCAATTTTTCAAAGAATACATTAGCCAGGGCAGCACGTGGAAAGGGCTTGCACTGCTTGGCAGTGCGGCGGCGGGCGTGCTCGGGTACGGTGATTTAGTGTCCGTGTCGGTCGCCAATGACGGCTTACAGTTCGGCGGCGTGCTTGGCGTGGCCGTGCCTACCTTAATCGGCGCGTATGAAGTGGCGCGCAACGAATACCGGAGCGCGCAGCATGGCAAACAGTGAATTTTTATTAATGCTGTTTCTGTTTTGGCTGACGCTTGCTGTATTAAAAGCGGCTGGGCCTAAGCGGGGGAGCTTATGGAATTAACACAATATTTGATCATGTCCGGTGTAACGGGCTTAATGACCAGCGTTGCAACCGTGGTCGCGTTAAAAGTCGATATTCGCTGGATGAAAAACACGCTGGAAGATCATGAAAAGCGTTTGCGAAAGATTGAGGGGGTAAGCTGTGGCAAGTAAGTCAATGACCGTTCGCCAGGCAGGCCGCAAAGGCGGCCAAGCAACGGCGAAAAAATGGAAAAATAATAAGCGTTGGGCGGCACAAATGCGCAAAAAATTGCGCGCCGCCGGAAAGAAAGGCGCACGCGCAAAAAAGCAAGGTAAGTTATTTTAAGCGGCCACGGCCGCTTTTTTTACGCAGTTCGAAAATCATATTCTCAACTTCGGTGATAATTTCATCAAACGGCAAATAATCATCAATCGGCTGTAAGCCTAAATGATCGCGCATATCAAATACGGACGCTAATTCATCACTTTGATTCATTAAGATATTACTTTCGACGCGCTCAACGCCTGTGATGTTGCCTTCATCGTCACGGTTCAGGTTTTCCGAAAGCCGCACGATCCCCATGTCAGTGATTAAATTAAATGTCACCATTTCATATAAATTAACGTCATTTTCGTCAGTAAAAGATTCAATATCGTGGTCGTCAACTTGAAAAAGCGGTGTGATTGACATAGTAAGTACCTTTTTGCGTTCGTCAGTTAAAAAGCGCGTTAATGCGTAGCGCGTCAAATGGTCGATGCCTGCTTTGCATTCGCCGCGCTCGATGCGGCCAATTGTGCTTGGCGAAATCGCGTAGCCGGTCAACTCTTTAATAATGTTGGCGGCCTCGGCGCGGCTGCCCAGCCGCGCGATAATCTCAGTCATGGTTAAAAGCTGCATTGTCTGCCTCGTCTGCCTCAATTTCTGACTTTAACTTTTTTAATTCATCAATAGCGCCGTCGTAATACGCATCAATGATACGCTGTTGAAAGTCATCACAGCCAAAAATATCAGCTGAATAACCGACATTTAATGCAGCAATGCGCGAATCAATCCGTTTTATAATGTCGCTCATAATCGTTACCTTGTTTATATGTCAGAAACAACTTGCGCTAAATCATCACATTCGATCATGTCGTAATTGTCCAGCCATTCCAGCGCGTGATCCCACTCAATATCTACAAACTGGTAAGGGTGGCGAATTGGCGTGATACGTGCGTATTTAACGCCATCTAAAAAAACGGTTTCGATAGATAGTGCGTTACGATGTTTCATAATGTTTACCTTGTGTTGCTGAATGTGTGTTAACTGTATCGTGCGATTCGCACCGCGTCTAGTGCGATTCGCACGAAATATCCCAAGATGTGACAAACATCACTTTTTCAGTTTGTCGCGGGTGGGGATCCACGGCGCGGCCTTGGCGCGACGGCCACCGCGAAACGGCGCGGGATGCGCGCGCGGCGGCTGCACCGGAACGCGGCCTTTGATGTGGCCGTGACGCCGTAACAATTCCAAATACTCACCACGCCAAATCGGGTAAGCGTCCAAGTCTTTGGGGTTAAATGTGTGACCCTCGGGCGTCACTAAAAACCCGTTTTCTTCATCAACCCGAAACCCCGCCCAGCGGCTATCATTCGGCAAATAGCCGCGCGCTTTGATAATCAGCAGCTTTTCAGCCATAGGGTTGGGCGGCGTGGTCCCGTCTAACCAGCGTTTGACGGTCACGGCTTTGACGTGGAAATACTGCGCGCCAGCCTCTAAAGAGTCGAACTCACGCCAAAAAAGCGCGCGAAAAGAATCAATCAACAT